TCTTACTCTACCAGTTTCGTAGGCCACGGCTTCATAGGCTAATGTCATTGCCTGTTCCCCAGGCTGACTACTGGCTGAATCAAGTGTATCGTGATTCCACGCTGTTATCAACGGATTAATTAATTTATATCCGTACCATGCTTTTTTAGCAAGTTGATAAATTACTATACTTGTAAAAAATGGCACAGTACTATTGTTATCTAGACCAAAACTTCCTTTAAGGTGACTTTTAGCTTTCATAGCATTTCTATTGTAAGCACCAATAGTATCTGCTGCGCCGGTATCGCCGTAATAGTAGTTATAATAGTTATACCATAACTGTCCTACTACACCGTAGTTATCATCATGAAATCGTAAAGTCACTGGCTGATAATCAATTTTACTTTGTACAACTTTTTTTCTATTGTATTGATTTAATGTTTCTGATTGTATTGTAAATTTAGGTAACTCTGCGGTTTTAACCAGCATGTTAATTTCATTTTGATGTCGATATTTAAATCCTAAATTTTTAAGGGCATTAGAATTAATATTAAAAACTACGTGATAGAGAAATTTTGTTTTAGGGGCAAGACGAAGATCACTTTCTCGATATAATCGAGAAGCGTGTTGGAAATCTCGAAGAACAGGTTCTCCGGGTTGTCTTACTCCATATTGAACTGGTGTTGGCATAATAATATTTATCGTTCGATATTAACTACGTACTTAATAGATAGTCACAAAAAAGCCCACTCAGCGTGGGCTTTTTATTAAGCGCCTGTAGCGTTTGTGCTTACTGAACGACTGAAGCTTGTTCCAACGCCAGCTAATGGTGAATTATCTGGTTTCTGAATTGCATTGTCGTACTTGATACTCATCTGAATAGTTACAGGAGCATTTTCGCTGTAGCTTAAATTCTGATAGTTAACGTTTTCTAGATAGCAACCATAAAGTTCCCATGTTTCTAGAATACCAACTGCCTGATTGCCGTTACCACCGTCAAGAATTTCAATTTTAGTTTGAAATTTATAGTCGATACCAGCTGCTGCTGAAGCTTGCTCGTAAAAATCAAATTGTTTCTGTAATTGCTCACCAACAATTTTCTGTGTTGCGCCAGTTACATCGTCACGAACGTTTAATGTAATTGGTGACCATGTGTGTTTACCTGCTAGGTAAACACGGCTGTTATATACATCAACAGTAATTGGATCAAATGCTATAGTAGGTCTTGTTACATCAGCAACTTGTTTAGTTAACTCTGCTGTTGATGATGCTAACCCAAAACCTAGCAAAGTAACGCGGAAGCGATACTTGAGTTTTGGCATTAGCAAACCTTGTGACTGAGCACCGTCTAATGGTACTGTGAATTTGGTTAATGTTGAAATTGACATATTAATATCCTCTTATTATAGACCTGCTATTTCACCGGTATTCTTTAAGCGTAATGGAATGTAAATAAATTCCACTGCTTTTACAGGTTCAACAGCTACATCAACCCAAAGTTCATTTCTGTCAACTCTAGCAGGAGTGTTGTTGCTTTCGTCACAGACTACTAGGTAATCATAGAGAGCACGTTGTCCAACTAGTTCTAACATTAATGAATCGACAGCACCTTTGATTTCATCTCTAGTGATCTTATCGTTTGGTTCAAACACGTATGGTTTAGCTAGTGCGTTCAATTGTCTACGTAAGTAAATAACCAAACGAGCTACGTTGATACGATCAAGTGCGCTGGCTGCTTTAGCTCTAGTGCGTTGACCGTAGTTTACTAAACCGCTGCCTGTAAAGAATGTGATTGGATTAATCTTTGATTCATAAAGTGTATCGCGTTGTCCGTTGTTTAGGGCAACTGATTTAAATTCACCTTCTGCATCAACATATCCAACTGCTGTAGCATTAGTAATACCACCGCGACGTAGACCAGCTGGTGCAAACCATGGATAAGCAACTTGGTCGTTAAGAGCAATAGTTCTTAACATCATATGACTTGGTGGAACAACTACGTTGTTTCCTGCATTGTCGCTAGTAAAGCCCCATGGATAGAACATAGCCATGTACTCATCATAACTTACTGCACCTTGATCGTTGTCTTCAAGGGCTAAACGTTGGTTAGTGCCCCATCTGTTCAAACTAGTAGCGTCTGGTGTTAATCTTGCTGGTGTATCACCAACGATAAACGCTGTTAGTCCACGATCGTAGTTTAAGCTAATTAACTCGCCAATTAGTTCAGGATATCCTGGGCAAGCAATTAAGTTAAACACGCGACTTTCTTCGTCACGAATTTGTTGATTGCTGTTCACTAACGCTTGTAAAGATTGTACAACTACTTTGCGCTGTGCTTGACGACCAAAGCTTCCGCTTCCGTCTGGGTTATTAGCACTTTCTGTTACCCAACGATGTGGGTAGTATGCAGCCATTGATTCACCTACTGGAGCATTGAATCTTGTGTTGTCTGCTGTAGTGTCAATGTAACCCTGTTTAAATTTCTTAACGTTGAATCCTGAACGGCGTAGATTCCATAACAACATACCCTTTGGATATAGTGCTGGATCTGGTGCGTCAAAGTCTACAAAGTTGCTTGTGAGTAGTTCTTCGATAGTGCCTGTTGGTGCATTATCAGCAGTACCGCCGTCTGTTCCAAGGCGTGCATCTGCAAATAAAATACCTTCGTCTGTTGACTGATCGGTTTTGTCTACTAGTACCCAACGATCTTTAACTGGCTTGTTTAGCAAGTCTGAATCGTATTTGTAAATTGTTGGATAATTCTCAATGTCGCTGGTATCAATCCATAGATCACCAGTTTCAAGAGCTGTGCCATCGCTTTGTTTTTCTGGAGCTGTGGCAGCTACGATTGGTCCTGCTGGATCAGTGCCTTCTGCAAAGTATGGGCTTGTTGGGCTCTTATAGCCGACCCACTTGTCACCGTCATGAATCATAACGTCAACTTCGTCAACTACACTGCTATACCATAATGTACCGTCTTCTGCAAGGCTACCTGGATTATCTGATGAACTAATGTACACTAGTGGTACCCAGTTACTGGCCACATAGTCGGAATCAGTTTGTCCTACTGGAGCCAATTGGATCCATTCAGTACCTTCACCAAAATTACCTTCACTTGGCTCATATTGATATGAGCTTGAAAGTGCTAGTGCGTTCATTGGAGCGTTTAGGCCATCGCTAAATCTAATTTCTCCGCCCTTGGCGTGTTTAATTATTAAACGATTCTGACTGTCAACTTCTGCTGTGATATTTACAAATCCACCAGCATTGATTACAGTAGCAATAGTTTCTGCATCAGATGCATCGCCAGCTGCTTCGAATTGAATAGCATTTTGATTAGACAATGCAGCCTGTCCAACTAATGATTCTGCTATAGTAAAGACATAATCTGTACCAGTAGTAAGTGTACCAGTTGTAATTTTTACAGATCTTACTGACGTTGCACCAATTGCAGCTCTACGCCATGCTTTGAATTCTGCTACACGGGGTGTTGTATCTGCTGTGTCGTCATTTTCTTGGAAGTTATACTGTACATATACTGAACCAAGAGCAATGTTTGCACCACCACCTGTTTTGTCTAGGTTGAAAATAGCGTCATGGCCGTTTTCGTATAACGGTGCAGTAACGTTGTCCCACAATAATGTTTGACCGTTCCAACGCTTGAATCTCCAACGAGCACCAAGGTTGCTTTCTGTTGTTTTAATCCATACAGAACCTGTTGGACGTGGATATGTATCTTTGCGCTTGAATGTAGGAACTTGTGTGTGCTTGCTAATTGCCAAACGTGGATTGTAGTAGTCACCACCTGTAATACCTAAAACTGTTAGTAAAGCAGGAGTACTACCGGCGCCAATTTCAATTAAATTAGAATCTTCGCCTGTGTCGCCGCTTTCACCACCGTGATAAATTTCTAACTTATTATTAACTACGGCAGCACTGATACCATCAGCTGATAGTGTTGCATTAGCATTAATACCATCAACTAATTTAGCCAATGTATTATCTGGAATAGCTGGTACAGCAATTGTTTCGCCGTTAATTTCAATGTTATGAGCTGCTGTTAAAGTAGAAGCTGCTTTAGTGCCAGCTACTGTTGGCCAAGCAGATTGCCACTGATTACTACCTACTAATACCCAAGCACCTGAACGATTCTTGTAATATAAAGTATTAGGATGGAAGCTAGTTAGTGCAGGTCTGTTATCGTTTGCATCGCGCACGGCAACAAACGCATAGTCACCAGTTGATCCGCCTGCTTTTGCATTAGGAGCACCAGTAAGTGCGTCAACTTTGTTTGGATCTGTGATCACTAGCGGAACTTTATTAGTAAATGTTTGGCCGCCTGTGCTAGTAACTGCTGCGCCATTCCACTCAAAAATACCAAATGCTGTAACGCTGGTATCTAACCAATGTGTTCCTGGAATAGGATCAGCAATTGGAGCTTCTGCAGATGCATTTAACTCGTTAAGATCAACGTCTGCTCTAACAACATACGCACGGTTGCTTACACCTAACAAACTGTAGGCAGCTTGTAATCCATATTCGTTTTGCTCACCTGCGTGGATTGGATTGTTATTAGAATCCGTTTTGAACGATGGGTCGCCAAAAGTATCGACAAGATCTTTCTGACTGGTAATTAAATATACTTGGCCGGCGTTGGCCTTTAAGGTACCTGGAGCTGTTCCGTCTCCTGCACCATTTGTTTTATTCTCTGCTGAAGCAACGACAATTAAAGGTACGGTGCCAGGCTCAGCTGGGGTATAAAACGATTCGTCAACAACTTTGACTTCTACGCCTGGTGAAGTTAATGCCATATTAAACTCTCCTATGGGGTTTCATTATACTTTTATTTAGCGGTTTTTTCTAAAATGGACCCGTAATACGCCTATGAAAAGGGGCAGAAAAGGGGAGCATAAATACAGTATGCCCCGTCCACTATGCATTTGTGGGTTTAGACCCGCCGCTGTTAACTACTATAAGAATGGTAAAACATACTATCGTAAAAAGTGCGAAGTATGTCTTGCCGGAGGTGTAGGAAAAGGTATTCCTAAATGGTACCAGGACGGATATCGTTTAAAAACTGTCTGCGATAAATGCGGGTTTAAAAGCAAACATAAAGAGCAGTTTAATGTGTTTCACGTTGACGGCAATCTTAATAACAGTAGACACACTAATTTAAAATGTGTCTGTGCTAATTGTCAACGTGTACTAGCTAAAGAAGGATTTAACTGGCAACGAGCTGGTCTTCAACCAGATTTTTAATCTGACTGAATAAATCATCAATGCTTCCGTTGTTATCAATTTCGCAGTCTATGCCTCGGCCGATCCATGCTGTTTCGCTAGCGTGAATTTTTAATGCTTCCATTCGTGCTTTACTAATAGCCCAACTCATGTTGGTAGGACCAGCATTTACATTAAGAGCATCTTGATACCATTCTGGATCAGCGCCGCGAACAACACGTACTACTTTGCCCCCTGCATTGTGAATTGCTTTAATCTCGTTGGGGAAGCGCACATCGCTGATAACAATATTATCAGTGGTTTTGCGTATTTTATTTTCTAAACTGGCAATCCAAATGTCATCATGGAAGCCTTGACGACAAACTTCTGTGCCCCAGTATTGCAGTATCCAGCGTGGTGTAAGATTAGGCATGTTTAGGCGTTCTGCCCACCACGGATCTACCTGTTCTCGCCACTCGCGGGCTTGTTTAGTGCGCCCTTCTAATAGTGTTCTATCCCAGCCAAATACTGCGCTGACAGCATCTTTGAGTGTGTTGGCAAAACTATCTCTACGAAAGCCATGAAAGTTAACCAAATAATCTGCGGCAGTATCTTTGCCCGAGCCAATAAATCCTACAAAGCCTATAATCATATTATCTCCCAGTGATAATATATATTACAGGATTTTTATCAAGTTGTCAAGAGTGATTATACGCCATACTTGTTGCGTTTTGGTTTAGCAACTGGGCTAATTTTTTGAGTGCTGTCAAGTTCTTTACTATGAAGATCTCCGTGATTTAAATCTTCATAGTTGGCGCCTGCGGCTTTATAGGCTATTTTTAAAATATCTGCTTCTTCTTTAGTATAAGGAAATGCTGCTTTTCTTTTTCCAATCCAGCTTTTAGCATCTATGTCTGGCATTGTTTTGCCATCAGTTGCTGCCGCTGCCATGCCTACGCGAAACTGTACATAGTCACTGTTGGCTCGTTCTGCGTCGCCAAACGTATGTACACCGGTAGTAGATTGATTTTGACGCTTGGTCATTTTAGCCTGTTTGACTTTTGCCTCGTTGATAATCTCGTAAACTTTCATGTTAGCCTATTACAAATGTATAACCAGTTCCGCCACTGATCAGAGTTTCTAATTCTTTGTCTAATTTTTCCAATTCTTCTTTGCTAGCTGATTTAAGATCTGCACCATTTAATTGTGTTCCGCCCTGCGGCCCAGCAATGGTTCCAAATTTACTACGTGCTTCGCCTAGAATCCCTTTACAGATAGCCAGTGTATAATCTTTAATCCATTGTCCTGCATAGATATCGTTTATAAGATTAAAATCAGGTCTGTAGTTATAGCATCTTAACAATAATGTTTCTTTTTCAGTAAAGGGTCTTTGTAAAATTCTTAATGTATGAGAGTAAGGAATCCATTGAAATTCAATATAACTACCAAACATACGTCCTACCATTTCTTGATATTGTGCAAAAAAGTCATAGGTTGCAATACCACCAAGAGTTGTAGCATTTAACAAATATGTGTTTGTGTAGGCTAAATTAAATGGCTCAAAATTAGTACCTGTTCCTACAGATCTACTGCCTAGGCTTCGTCTAAATACTGATCTTACTTCGACAATTTCGTCAGGAAGTTTGTAATCATTTGTATCTCTTTCTAACTCAATAAACATGTAGCTTTCTTCAACTGCATTTGAACTGCGCTGTCTAAATCTAGACAAAGTTTTATTAAGAGCTGCTTCGTAGTGTACAGGGTCAAGTTCAACGTCAATCATGCCGTCGCCTAGCATAGCCCGGACATAGTCGTAAACTTTTTGTTTTTCAGCTTGAACATTAATTTCTAACATTGGTGTCTCCCAGTATATTTATCGAATAAATACTGTACTATGCCACGTTTATCACTTTACCGTCCCG